GTGGGTACAGTTACTAGACCTGTTGCACAAAAGTTAGGTAGATTTATTACATACACACCTACGTTCCAATTAAAAAATTTATTTAGGGATACACAAGCAGCAGCTATTACATCTGCTTTTTCTATTAGAACTAAAGATGGGCTAGGGTTTTTACCAGTAGGTACTACAGGTAAAGGGTTATACGCTGCTACAAAAGAAGTAGATGACTTTAGAATTAGTTATATTAATGGTTTAGGTTTTGCAACAAGAACTGAAACAGAAGGTGCACTAGATACTTCTATAAATAAATTAGCTGCTGATAATAAGTTAAATACATTTTATGCTAGCCAATTAAAAAAAATGTTTGGTACTGGTGGTAAAAGAGGATGGATTAGAAAAGGTGCTGATGGGTATGTAGATTTTGTAAGTAAAGTTGAATACGCATCTCGTCTAGGAGAATTTCAATTAGCTAAGAAAGCAGGTTTTGATAATCTAGGTGCATCCTTTGCAGGTAGAGAAGTTACTACTGATTTTGGTATGAGAGGATCTTCTTCAATTTTAAACTCTATGTCTAGAAATGTTATGTTCTTAAATGCTAGTATGCAAGGAATGTATAGAGGTGGTAGAGTATTAGTAGAAGGGACAGCTGCAGATAGAGCAAAAGCTGCATCAGTTATAACTGCATTAGTTGTAGCACCAGAAGTATATTTTTATTATTTAAATAAAGATAATAAAGAGTATCAAGCATTACCAGATGTAATTAAACAATTAAATCATGTAGTACCAATTGGCTTTGAAAAAGTAGATGAAAGGGGAAATCCTATACCAAGAGATTTTTTTACAATGCCTAAACCATATGACTTTGGTATTTTTGGAAACATTGCACATGCATTAGTAAAAGGTATAGATGAAAATAGTACGAATATAGGTGCTAAATATCTTGCACAATCACTATCATTATTAATACCAGTTAATTTTATTGGACCAATACCTATAGTTAATACAGCTATGGAACCTATAATAGAACTTGTAATGAACCAAGATGCATTTACAGGTAATAGTGTTAGAAAATACTATGATTCAGTTAAAATAAATGATCTTAGATTAAAAGGTGGTACTAAAGAAATATCAGTACAAGTATCTAACTTAACAAAATTTTTAAAAGAGTCAGTAATACCTGGATCAGATGATAAAGTAATACAAGGTATAGACCCTATTACAATTGATTTTTTAATTAATGCATATGCTGTAGGTATACTTAGTTATGGTGTAGATTTATTAGAAATAGGTGCTAATACTATTGGTGGAGAAAAATTTGGAGATAGACCAACACTAAGAGAGGGTGATATTAATATTTGGAAAGACCCCATGAGTATATTTAAAAATGTATTTACAGTTAAAACACCTTTAAAAAGTACAAAGTATTATCAAATATATAATGAGATAAAAAGGGAAGCTAAATTAAAAACATCATTAGATTTTTCTAAATTAAAACCAGAAGATGGAATAAGAGTTTGGACTAACATAGAAGAAAACGTTAGAAAAAGAATGGAAGAAGGTAAGTCTGCTATACCAAAAGAAACTAGTATTTGGCAAATGGTTAATGCTAGTTTTTTAACTGTAACAGATAAAAAATTAAAAGAAATAAATAAACACATTAATAATATACCATTTATGAAACTTGCAGATCAAGCATCTTTAAATAATATGTCTGAAGGAGATTATAAAAGAATGTTAATTGAACAAAATATACAAGCTAGAAATGACCTACTAGAATCAGTAATTAATACACTTGCTGATATGGATATAGAGTATGTGTTTGAAAATATAATTGGTGGGAAAACTTATGTTAGTCCTAACCAAAGGGATAAAAAGAATTAATGCCTAGAAAATCAGCTACAGAAGTTAAAATAGATTTCTTAGTAAAAGAAATAAAAGAACTTAGAAGTGAGACTAAATGTTTAAGAGCTGATATTAATAAAGGCAAAGGAGCCGTCTGGGTGCTTATTATAATTGCAAGTGCTGTAGGTGGTGTATACAATTTTTTTAATACATAATAGGAGATAACAATGGAAAACATTAAAAACAAAGCAAAAGAATTATGGGATAAGCATAGCCACTGCGTCATTTGTGCAGTTGCAGGTTTCATATTAGGTGCTATAATATTATAGTATGTGGTTTAGTGCAATAAAATTAGCATTAAATGCTGGTACTCATATATACAAAAAAAAGAAAGAGACTCAGATGCGTATGGCAGATGCTCAATATATGCATGCGGAAAAGATGGCTCGTGGTGAGGAATCTTATCAGGGCAAACTTTTAGAATCTAGACAGTCGGACTGGAAAGACGAGTTCGTTTTGGTCGTATTAACGCTGCCGATATTAGTGATTGCCTATGGGGTTTTTAGTGACGATCCAGGTGCATCTGCAAAAATTAAAGAATTTTTTGAACAGTTTCAACAGCTTCCAAGTTGGTTTACCAATTTATGGATTCTTGTTGTGGCTAGTATTTATGGTATAAAAGGTACTCAAATATTTAAGAACAATAAAAAGTAATGAGACATATACTATTGTTTATTAACCATTACTCAAGTAAGTTAAATGTATGGTCATGGCAAAAGCTATGGGGTAATAAACAAACAGGGTATGGGTATAAAAAATAATATGGGTATTAATATGAACTATTATTTTACAGGTATATTAATTATACTAATGACTTTGTTAGCTTTCTGTGTAAAACCAGGATATTCTGCAGAAACACAGACTAATGTTAGTGGATCAAACACAAGTATTGAAGGTGGATATACTGGTGGGGCAACCACATATGAATCTGGATCTAGTTCTAATACAACTACTAATAGTACAAGTAATTCAAATATTCGGTCAGCACCTCCAACATCATCAGCACCATCTTATAACTCTATGACACAAGACGTTTGTGCTGTAGGTGGATCTTTAGGAGTACAAACATTTGGACTTGGTATTAGTGGTGGAAAACATTTTATTGATAAAAATTGTGAACGATTAAAGTTAGCTAGAATACTAAATGATTTTGGTATGCGTGTAGCAGCTGTTGCAATACTTTGTCAAGATGAAAGAGTATTTGAAGCAATGATACAAGCAGGTACTGTTTGTCCTATTGATGGTAAAATTGGTACAGAAGCTATGGCTTTATGGTCTAAGTATGATCATGAAAGACCAGACTATGATGTATATATTAATCGTATGAAAAAAAGAGAAAAGAAAGAAAAAGATTTAGAGAAAGCTAGAATTAGAGAAGAAGCTAAAATGACAAAAGAATTTAATAAAGTAGATAACGAAATTATACCACTAAAAAAACCTAATGTTAGATAGATTTATTTATAAGTGTTGTGATATATTAGATCGTTATACTGAATGGATGAATAATTTATTTGCACCTAGATGTAAATGTAAAAGGAAAAAGAAATGAGTAATAAACCTTTAAATATATCTGAATCAGCAGCTGTGCAGATGCCGATGAAAACGGTAGCTTCGTTAATTTTACTTGTTGCAGCTGGCACGTTTGCATATACAGAGCTAACGGCAAGGTTAGTTTCGTTAGAGACATCAAGAGAATTATTTGAAAATGATTTGCTTAAAAAAAGTGAGCAGGTTCCCGTAGACCAAGAGCAACATTTTTTATTGGAAGATCTTTATAAGTCTGTAGAAAAAATGGAAGAGACTCAAGAAATGAATATGACTAACAAAGTAAACATAGAATTTTTAAGAGATCAATTAGAAAAAGCATTAAATGATATAGAAGATTTAAAAGATAAAGTAAGAGCTAATGGAAATGGGGCACATTAATGACAGAGTTAGTTGTAGCCCTACTTATGATAATTAACGGAGAGATTAAAGAAGCACGTATACAACCTTCAATGTCAGATTGTTTAAAAGGTAAAAGAATTGCAATGCGTGATACAAAAGACTCTGTAAAATATCAATGTATAAAATCTATGGCAGAATTAGAGTTAAACATAGATGGTAGTAAAAGTATTAAAAAGTTAATATTAGAATGAAATTTATAATGTTAATGTATATATGCAGTAACATTGCAGGTAATGAATGTAAAGTTATGCCAACTCCAATAGTAAATTTTAATACATATTCTGAATGTGCTATTTATGGATATGAATATTCAACTATGTTATTAAAAGAATTTAATGAAGAGTTTGTTAATACATACAGAGCATATACTGTATTTGATTGCAGAGAAATGACAGATACATGAAATGGTTAATATTATTATTACTTACAACTAGTGTATTTGCAGAAGAGATAACAACAAATAATTTAATTACTAATGGTAACTTTGAAACTGGTAATGCTAATAGCTGGACTACATCAGGTAATACATCTGTAGTATCTGATTGCTGTGAGCTTAATGGCGTATCATCAAATTATGATTTAGAGTTTGGAGATAGTGGTTCTATAGAACAACAGTTTAATTTAACTACTAATTCTATAAATCAAACTATGCTTAATAATGGTATTACTCTTAATAGTACAGTAGAAGTACAGAATGGGGAATGCTCAGTTAGTGGATGTTGGGGAGGACAAGGTGCAGCAGACACGTTTACAATTACTCTTAAGATTAAAGACTCTAGTGGGAATGTTCTTGCTACTACTACTAATGTTAGAACTAATGTTACTGGTATTAATGGGGCTAATTTTCAAGACACTTTAATATATACAGGACAAAATTCTAATCTTGGTAATATTAATATAGGAGCAACAGATGCTAATGCTCCAGCTAGTCTTGGTGGACCAAATGTAGATAATATATCTGTTACTATGACTTATGATGACACAGTACTTTCTACTATTGTGCAAACAGAATTAACAGAAATACAAGAAGAATTAACTGAAGTAGTTAAACTATTATTAGTAGAAACTTTTAAAGAAGAAGTTATTGAAATAAAAACAATGCCTAAAGAATTAGAAATTATGGCAGAAGAAATTACTACAGAAATTATACAAGAAGTTAAAGAGTCTTTTCAACCTCCTCCTATGATGGCATCTATGCCAGAAAAAGAATCAGAACTTATTGAAGAAGCTACAGAAATTGTAGAAGAAATTATACAAGAAGAAAGCACAGAAACTATATCTAATGTAAAAGAAGAAACACAAGTTGAAAAAGAATCAGAAGTTAAAGCAGAAGAAAAAGAATCTACTAGCGAGAATACTACAACATCCGTTGTTTCATCAAAGAAAAATATTAAACAAAAAAAAGTACAATCGAAAAAAACTATCAATGCAAAACTGGAGAAAGTTATGACAAAAATTGACCAAGAAATAAAAAATTCCTCAAAAAATTTACAACTTAAAAATATTATTAAAATGGATGTTATGATTGGAGAACAGTTATCATTAGCTGTATATGAGAATGTAGAGTTTTATAAACCTAAAGTTATATATCTAAATCAATTAGATATACAAGATGATAGAAAAATATATTCTGATATAACATTAGCTAAATATACTGACAAAGATATTATAGGTATTAAACAAAAAGAATTACAATTATTAGATGATAAGAAACAACAATTATTAATTGAATTAGAGGTATTAAAAAATGGATAAAATAAAAAATCAATTAGCAGGTGTAGCAGCTTTGCTAGGTGTTATTGCTGCAATAGGTGGTGGTTTTGTAAAGTATGGAGAAATCACAACTAAATTAGAAGCATTAGAATCAGCAGGTGGAACTGATTACTCTGCACAGATAGCTGTGTTAGAAGAAAAGGTAGAAGCTTTAAGTGTTAAACATGGACATACTAAAATATTAGTAAATGAAAAAGAAATAGAATTACTTAAAGTACAAATAGAAGAAATTAAAGTTAAATCATCTAACCCATTGGCAACTAATTAATGAAACTTAGTGGACATTTTAGTTTAGCAGAACTAACTAAATCACAAACTGCTACAAGAAAAGGTATAGATAATAAACCTACTCTTGATCATATAGAAAATTTAACAGAATTATGTACACACGTACTAGAACCAACACGTAGAAACTTTGGTAAACCTATGGTAATATCTTCTGGATATAGATCAGAAGAATTATGTGAGGCTATTGGTTCAAGTAAAAACAGCCAACATGCTAAAGGACAAGCGGCAGATTTTGAAATGTTTGGTGTAGATAATAAAGAATTAGCAAAGTACATTAAAAATAACCTAGTGTTTGATCAACTTATACTAGAGTTTTATAATCCAGATGACCCTTCAAGTGGATGGGTGCATTGCTCATATAGTAAAGAAGAAAATAGAAAACAATCATTATTATATAATGGAAAGGATTATACAGAATGGCTTACTTAAATGCGAATATACCTGTAATAGAATGTTATGTTAGAGGTAACTACTTAAGAGATCAAAAAGATTCACACGATAAATACTTTGAATGCGTGGTATTTGGTTTTACATCAATACCTAAACAAGTACCACTGTTTCATTTTATGATGACAGATGGAGGTATATGGTGGAGAGCACCTATATCAGCATTTTGTAAAAAACCAGGAACAAAAGAATTACCTTTAGACGAGTTATGTTTATGGGATTCATTTAGTTACAATGTAAGTGTTACAACTTTCTACCAAATGGCAGGTTGTAAAATGAAATATATATCAAGACGTAAGGTAGATAGAGAAGGTGTTTATTTATTTACAATTGATTGGTCTGCAGGAGACTATAACGAATTAAATTATGGCTATGCAGAGAAACCAGATCAACATAAGTGTGGTCATGTAATTGAACTAGATGATGGTAATTACGCAATACAACCCAACAATAGACTAAGGATCTTTGACCCATCAATGGCAGCAGATCCTTCAAAACCCCTTATAAATAGACTAGTAAATACTAACATATGGTCTGTAGAAACTACATCTAAGTGGATCACTGATGAACATGAAGAAGGTAGCTACGATTATAAATATACGGAGTTAAAAGATGACAGTAAATAAAGCAGGAAACTATACACAACCTAATAAAAGAAAACAAATCTTTAATAGAATAAAAGCAGCTAATACTCATGGTACAGCTGCAGGTAAGTGGTCGGCTAGAAAAGCACAAGCACTAGCTAAAGCTTATAAGAAAGCAGGTGGTGGATACAAATCGTGATAAACTTTATTAAAAAAGTTTTGGGTATAAGTGATCTAGAATATAAAATTAGATTACTTGAAAGAAAAAATTATTGGAGAGAGAAATACAAACATGGCTAGAATTGTAGGTAAACAAAGAAAATTAGATTTTAATAAAAATAATAAATTAGATAAACAAGATTTTAAAATATTAGCAAAGATTAATAAAGGAAAGAAAAAAAATGGCATTAGCAAAAAGTCAAAGATCGCTTAAAGCTTGGGGAGATCAGAAGTGGAGAACAAAATCTGGTAAGCCATCAAGTAAGACAGGCGAAAGATACTTACCAAGTAAGGCTATAAAATCTTTATCAGCTTCTGAGTATGCTGCTACAACTGCAGCTAAAAGAAAAGGTAAAGCAGCAGGTAAACAATTTGTTAAACAGCCTAAGACTATAGCAAGTAAAGTAAAAAAATATAGGAGTTTTGTGTAATGCCTAAATCATATGCGTGGCAAAGAAAAGAAGGTAAGAATCCTTCTGGTGGATTAAATAAAAAAGGTAGAGATAGTTACAAGGCTCAAACAGGTGGTACTTTAAAAGCACCTAGTAAAGAAGTTGGTAATAAAAGACGTGCTAGTTTTTGTGCACGTATGCGAGGTATGAAAAAGAAACTTACTTCAAAGAAAACTGCAAATGATCCACAAAGTAGAATTAATAAAGCTTTAAGAGCATGGAATTGTTAATGAGAGATACTAAACTTATTAATTCATATGTAGCTAAACAAGCTAAAGATAAAAAACAAAAAGAGTTATTTAAAATTTTAAAGAAAGAAGTAGAGACAGGTGCTAATGGCACTCAAAACTACATGATAAAAAAAGGTATTAATAAAAACACAATAGCTAAGAAATAAAAAAGGGGAAGCGTTAACTTCCCCCAGTAGGCAACATCAAGGGCTCCTTTAGGGAGCCTTTTTTTTTGGTGTTAAATCTTTTGTATCATTTGTTTAATATCATCCTCTAGTTTTTTACCAGCAGAGTTTGCATGATTAATAATTGCAGCACATAGATTAGCTTGGTATTTAAATTCTTTTAAAGCTTCTCTTATTTTACCTACTGGTTTTCCTCCATAATCAATTACAATAGCATTATCTTTATTTAATCCAATCTTTAATTCAAATAATAAACCTGTATGTTTATTTAAACTATTTTTTTGCATTGGTGTCCTCCGATTGTCTCTTAACAAAGTCTGCACCAATTTTAGGATCTAGTTGATTTAATCTTGCTAACATGCTCATAAGTTTTACAACTTCTGCATATGGTCTAGTCATAAGATATTTCATTATATCTTGTAATTGCATAGAGTCTATTAAATAAGTTCTAGATCCTATACTATTTCCTTCTTTCTCTTTAGTCATTATGTTCTCCAAAATGTTTATGTATTGTTTTTATATTTTCTTCTGCTGTAGATATTACATTTATTAATTTATCTAACTCTTCTATAAATTGTGGGTGCTCACCAATAGCTACAGGATGATCTAGGTACACAATTGCTTTAGCTGTAGCATTAGATATTTCTGCATTATATTTATCTATTAGTGCATTAACAAATATCTGTCTCATTCTTGCCCCCTAAATTGATAATACTTATCTTCAATAAGATCTGCATCATCTAGATAAGGATTAAATTTAGCAGCTGCAGATTCTCTAGCATCTCTAATAGTTTGATTTAGAGTTCTACCTTGTTGCAAACAACCTGCTACAAAATCTTCTACTTCTATTATTGCTTGTTTAACTTGTCCCATTTTTGACCTCCTTTACTAGTCTATTTAAATACCATTGTGCTTTTTCTAAATCTTGCAATGGCTCACCTTTAAATTTATATCTTGAAACATATTTCAAAACATTACCTTTAAGATATCCATGATACTCATCATTTTCCATACAATCACGAATAACATCTATAGTTTCTTTTTTACCATGCATGTAATGTGCAGGTGAATTTACACTATCAAACTTTACTTCATTCTCATAAGATAAATCATTGCCATGATCTATTTTTTTTAGATATACTCTTTTATCTTTTACCATATTTTCTCCTTACTGTATTATACTCAACCATTTCAAGATCGTATTCTCCTTTATCTACATTACGTTTAACTACAAGTCCACTCCACCACATTTGCTGAGTACTCTTAGCATAGTTTTCCTTATGATGCAAGTAACATCCTGCAGATAATCCCATAAGTTTTCTACCAGATGGTAAGGCACACATAGCATAATCAAATGTGTGTATATGACCTACAGTAGAAGATACTTTATTTTTTAGTAAGAGAGAACGAGCAACGTTGTCACCGCTAATAGGCTTCCCCATGACACCAGTAGGATAATTGTGGCAATAGTACACACCATCAACCACAACGGGTTCTTGATATGGATAAACTTCCCAACCAAAACTTTCAAATTTAAAATCGTCTGTACTAATTGTTCCTTCAAGTTCTGGTATTTCATCTGTTGTTCTATCTATCCTATCTTCGTGATTACCAAGTAGCATGATTTTTCTTGGTCGTCTTCCTTTGAGACCTTTGTTAAATTTTCCCAATGCATCATGAGCATGGTCTATATCTTTTTTATATCTTCTACCTTCAAATGATTTTTTACCTTTATCATAACTAGATAGTGAATCCATACTTGCAAAATCACCCATGCATATTATGGTATTTGGTTTCAGATCATGTGCAAATTTACCTGCCCATAAAAATCTGTCATTGCTTGCCTTTGGAGTACAATGAGGGTCTCCTATTACTAAATGTGTTGCCATTAGTTTAACTCCTTATCACGTTTGTTTTTTAAGTATTCAATAAAATCAATAACATTATCTTCACTATCAAATTCTGCTACAGAATTAATTGCTAGATCTTGTTTGTTATTTTTTTTATCATCAGCAAAACCACGAAGCCCATACATGAATGTTGTTTGAGGGTCTGAAGTTGCCATTTTAATCATACCTCTTGCAATTGTAGAGCATAATTCATATTGCTCTGTAGTCATTGCTGCTTTACTATCCATTACTATACCACAAGTAAAACCTTTATCCCAAGGTGTGACTAAAACTTTTATTGAATTTGTTACATCAAACTTTTTTTTTCTTGCCATTATTTATACCAATACCTTTCATAATTTTCATGATTATATTCTACTATCTTGTGTTCAAATCCTCTTCTCATACTTTTTCTACCAAATTCTTCTGCTTCGTTTTCTTTATCAAATAAAACATTACTAAACATTTTAAATTCTTTATCTTTTTTATTTTTATATATTACAAAATATAACATCATTAGTACAAGGGTGGAAAATAGACCCCTCAAAACTACTCCCCACCCAGTTAAAGTTATAATCCTTAGTCAAAAGTTTCCTCTTTCTTAGGATTGTTTACCTCAGTGTACCAAACCCATTTAGGATTCTTGCCTTGCGATTGTTGTTGTGGTAACAATTGCAATTTACTTCCCCAACAAGGAAGTTTGTATGGGCAAAATGAACAAGCCATGCCCAAAATTTTATTACCTGTTTTCTTAGTTCTAAATGTTTCTTCTATATCTTTAAAGCATCTCTTAAAAGGAGTCTTATCCTCAATAGCTTGTATGTTTTTTTCTGCTGTTGCTAATGCTTTAACTCTGTATTGCTCATCATCTAAAGGAGTTTCGCATACTGTCCACTCTCCTGTAGATTTATTAATTACAATCCATCCACCAAAAGGCATCTTCTCACTTTCACTATAAAGATATCCTTGAGGTACATATCCAAACGCATCGTCTCTTGCAACTTCTTCAAACCCACTTCCAAACTTTTTATCGAATGAATATGGTGACGCACTTTTAATATCCCACACTTTCTCATCAATCTTAACATCAAGCCTGCCTTCAATTTCTGATTCTTTAAATTTAAGTTTAACTTTTTTCTGCTCATCTTTTACTTCTACTCCTGCTGATTTCATTACAAATATAGCCAATGCCTCAACAAGATCTCCAAAAGTATTTCTCATCTTTACATTGTATGGTTGACCTTCACCCTTTACATTCTTTGCCTCCATCTGCAATTGACATAATGGTCTACCTATACTTGACATTCTTGGTTTAAAGCCCTCTCGTCTTTGCTCAGAGAACTGTTTGCGTAAGGCACTTTTACATGCCTCACCAAACTCTTCTACTAGTGTATCAGATACATCAATAGATTCTTTATTAGATTTATCTAGATACGTTTGAACTTTTAGAAGTATATCGTTCATTATGATGCCAACACATCTACAGGATCTTCAACTTGATCCACAACTTTCTTCATATCTTTATCAGATGAATCATAGTTGCTCTTCTTTGCAGCTTTATATAGATCTATCACTTCTGTATTTTCTTTAGTGATAACTTCTTGAAATACTCCAAGAGTTTCCATATCTTCTTTTGACATCTCTAAACCAGCATCAGCATTGACAGCAATCTCTGGTGTGTAATAAACATTACCACCTTTTTTCTGTCTCTTAGTATCTACTGATAATGTAGTAGTAAACATAAGTTTTTTACGTTTAGTAATCTGATCTAACGCAGAGCCAACTGGAGCAAATGCTGTACCTGTAACCCTCCATAGAGCAGGCAGATTAGAAACAGTGTGTTCTTCGCCATTTGCTTTTACTCCTTTAAATGATAACAGACCATACAATAATCTATAACATCTTATTGTTCTTTGTTCTGCTAATTGTTCTGGTGTTAAAGAATCTCTTTCTTTAAAAGGGACTTTACCACACTTTGTACCACCAAGTATATCTACAGCTTCTTCTTTCCAGTTCTTGAAAATAATAGATCTGTTTACATACTCAGATTTATCTGGGTCATAGTGCATATATTGCATTGCACTTATGAATGGTCTAAATGTTACAGGTTTACCATATACATTTTGACCTACACTAGAATCAAATGTAAATAAATTACCAACAGGTAATTGATTACCTTCATCGTCTTCTGGTGATCTGTTGATGCCAAGTCTAGGAATATTTACTCCTTTACTTGAGCCATCATCTTGTCCAATAGCTTCCATAATCTGCTCATTAGACATTTCGTTTATATTTGCTATGTTATTATCCATAATAGCCTCCTTAATTGTTGATTTGCTTATACCACATTTTTACTAATTTGTCAAGTGTTATTTTCATATACCTCTAATAACTAGTCCTATTAAAACCCAGCCTATTAAGGCATATATTATTATATCTAGTATTAACATATTTTAGTTTCTCCTTCAACTATCTCGTATGGTAATCCTTCCAAACGAGCAAACCACATAAGATAACTTTGTAGTTCTTCATCTTCGTTAATGTAAAGTTTAGAAGGTTCTCCCTCAAACTCTTGCTTTAATAACTGGAGCATGTCATAAGCTTCTTCTTGCTCATCACTACCCCAATCATCAACTTCTTTATCTAGTATTGATACTACCATTACTACTCCTTATGGTCATATGGCTCAAATGTAACTTCTACTTTACAAGTTTTACCACAACCATGTTGATGCCATGCTTGATCAAGATCTTCTAATAATTGTATAAAAGTTTTACCCATTATACATTCATCTGATGTCATCATCTGTTGAACAGAAGTGCCTTTGCTTTGCTTACCATTTTTCCAAGTATAATCCATGGAAAATATTTTATATTTATCTATATGCATTAGTTCTCCTATAAGTTATTATTAAAATGGAATATCATCATCATCTACTTTTTTATCTAATGATGGTATTTCAATTGTTTGTACTGAGTAAGACGTAGTCGTCTCACGTTTTGCTTTAGCTACTGCATTGAGTTTATCTGCTATGTCTAAAGCCTCACCATAGTTATCCATATGTAACTCAATGTTTATTAGTGGATCAATGTTATTGAACCTTACTATTTTTAGTATTAGATTAGTTTGTGTCATTAATATATCTCCTTTGACAATGATTTCATTACTTGCTCTTTAATAATTGATTTAACTTTTTTATTTCTAGTACCTCTACCAAAACCCATAACTTCTACATGGGTATCAAACCAATCATTAGTTTCTTTTTCTTTATTTACTTTTTTATTTGTTGTTTTTATTTTAGTCATTATTTATCTCCTTCATATTTAACCAATCATATCCCATTTTGATCTCTGTGTCAAGTGGAATATTAAAGTTTATTCCGTAATACTCTTTTAGTGCAGGTATTACAGATGCTGTGCCCTCATCAAATATTCTACTCATTACAGCTTCTTCTTGAGGATAAACATCAGCCACAATAGAATCGTGAACTGTGTTAATAAGTAAACTCTTTACTTTTTCTTTTTTCATTAACTCATATATTTTTATACAAGCTAAAGGTACAATGTCAGCAGTAGCTAAACCTTGTACAGGATAATTTTTTATTTGAGTACCATAACTAGATCCACCCCAAGGCATACGTTCTGCATATGGAAATGAATATTCTCTACCTGTAGGTAGTTTAATTCTTTTATAAGTTATAGCTTGAGTTTGTAATTCATCATGCCATTTAGTTATGTCTTTATATTTTTCTGCAAATGTTTTATAATATTTTTTCTCAGCATCTGTACCTGTTGTACCACCATACAAAGGTTTA